CTTAAATGCTTCTGGACCTAAATACGATGCAATATTTGTAATGTCATTCAATCTTGCATCTCCACCATAAAGATTTGCAACGCTATCGCTAAAACCACTAAAAAGATTTTCTACTGGCCAAAACATTAATTTAGAAGAAGGATTTACAAAATTTTTATAATAAGAATGAATTCCTTTAGACCAAGCTGATTGTTTTTTAGGATCAACAATTGTTGCATCAAATGGTGTGTAAGAATGAAGATCAGAATAACCATTAACTGTACCCGAATTATTTATTACAGTGCTATCTGCGTAGGTTGGCATATTTGGAACTTTTAATCCACCTGGGGTTCCACCTGCAAAACCTTGAGCTTTCTTTTCAAACATAAATTGAATTGCATCTGCTAATTCTATGCTACCAGAAATAGCTCTAGGCAACATTCCAATAGCTTTTGCTGGACCCGCCAAAAGTGCTGCCATTCCCAAATAGTCCCAATTACTATCAGTGTGCCCGCTAAGTACTCTTGCGGTAGGAGAAATACCAGACATTTCTTTTATATTTTTAAGGAATGATAATGCTGCAGCAGATATTCCTTTACCTACTTGTGTAAATCCAAATGAAATTGGATTTGGCATACCGCCACCAGCAAATTTTTGTGCATTTAATGCATCAACCAATCCCACGCCATATTGATTAACTGCTGAGGCTTTTACTACATATTCTCCATTTGAAAGATATGCAGGGATTGAATCAGATGTTCCAGTTCCTGGTCCTCTTACTCCACCGCCATCATCAAAACGTCTTATATAGCCACCAGAAGCTTTTTTAACAGGAGGTACTGGTGTTAGCTGTTGATTTTGAATACCTTGTACTGGGTCTCCGACTACCCATTTGCCATCCACATAAGTTACAGATCTAATATCATCGCTAGATACAGTATTAACTCCATAATATTTATTTCCATATTTCATTAAATAAAAATGGTTTGGATTTGCAATTGGTTGACCAGTATACTTACTTACAGTTGGCCCAGTAATAATTTCAGCTGAACCTGGGTCGTTTACAGTTTGCATACCGCCAGATCTTACAGTTGGAGCTTTTGGACCAGGTGTAACCTTTTTATAATCAGGAGGGGTTTTACCAAGATATTGCAAAATTAAATCTTTTACATCAGTTATTAATGCAGGAAGAGTTTCAGTTAAGATTTTACCAAAGCTTGCTAAGCTAGCTGCAGCATCTGCTGCTGCTTGTGCTGCTGTTCCAACCTGTGCAATTGTTGCTGTCAAAGCATCAATGTTTCCTTGCATAGTATCAGACTTAGCTTTTAGAACAGTCAATTGAGTATCTGAAGAATACTGTGCTGTATTTTGCTGTTGCTGTTGGGTAAGCTGGGCTGCCTGTATATAATTACCAGTTATTTCTGCTTGCTTTATTTGATTAGTAAGATCAGTTTGCTTATTAAGATAATCATTTTGAATTTTTATCAAATTATTCTTTGTTTCCATAGCTTTAATTTGATCATCTAAAGTTTTTTTCTGTTCTTTCAAATTAGTTAATTGTTTATTTAAATCAACCGTAGCATTTGCCCCAGCATTTGCAGTTTTTTGTGCTGCATTGTACTTATCTAAAGCTGCTTGTCTTTGAGATTTAACGTAGTCTTCTAATGTCTTACCAGCTTTATTTTTACCACCAGCCAAAATCTTTTCTAAATCTCCTGGATTTTGAGCATTGTCATTAATTATTGCCATGTAATCAACGCCTAAGCTACTGAGTCCTGAAATTTCTCCCAAGGCCATCTTTGCTTTTCCAGCATCAGATATAACTGTTTGAATTTGTGAAATTAAGGTAACCATTGTCGTGTCACCAGTATTTTGTGCAGCTAATTTAAGCAAATTCATTTGCTCTGCAGCATTTCCAGTATCTGAAGTTAGACCATCAATTACGCTGGTTAATCTGCTTCCAGCTAAGCTTCCACTTTGAATTGCTTTTACAATATTATAAAGACCAGATGCATAATTTTGACCACTTAAACTTAAATCTTTATATGCTGTTGCATACTTGTCAGTTTGAGATGCTCCGTCACTTAATTTTTGAATATAAGTTGATGTTGAAGTTGATAAATCTTTATTGTCAGCTACTATTTGCTTTAATGCGGTATCTAAAAGATTTGTTTGTCCTGTATAAGTCAATATGGCGGTTACCATATCTTTGACCTTTGAAGGATCCATTCCAGACATAACTTGAGATGAAACATAAGTATTTAATGCACCTATAGCTTGTCCTGATGACAAGCTCTTAATATAATTTGCCACCTGCTTTGTTTGATCAGTACTTGAAAGCTTGCCTATATCTTGTGCTAAGATTTTTGGTGTTTTCGACAATTCATTATTAAAGAATGCTATAGTTTGAGAATTTCCACTGAAAAGTTTTTGGATAGTTGCAGCATGATCTGCAGCATCTTTTTTATTTTTATTCATCCACCAGCTGAAGCCTTTAAATGCTGCTACAGCGATTCCAATTGGAACAGCTATTTCTGGTGCTGCGCCGAATGCAAATGCCAAAGTTCCAGCAGATAATCCTCCGCTTATAACACTCTTTGCTCCAGATAAATCTTTTCCAGCTACTTTATTTGGAACTAGATGATCAAATATTGTAGGTAAGAATTGAATTAAGCTGAACTTAAGTAAAGGTCCTAATTTTGATATAAAGCCAACTTTAAATATTGAAGTTACTTTTGACATCCATGTAGTATCGGCAGCTACAGCCTTTGCACTATCTAAGGCACCTGTTTCTGCAGCTGCAGTTGATGCTGCGCCAACTTCAGTTGATACTTGACGACTTATTGCACCATATCTCCACAAATTCTTTAAAGAAGAAAGGGTTTGTCCAGAAGTTCCAAGCATTCCATAATTAGGTTTTGATGTATTGATTAATCCACCAAGTACTCCACCAGAATTCCAACCTTTAAGTCCTTTTGTATGAGGAGCTTTATAAGAATTATAATGAACACCCAAAGAAGCTTTCATTTTACGTGTTTGACCACGATACACATCTGATCCAGTATACGAATAAACTGGAGAATGTCTATGGTGTGCTCCTATGGCACCGCCCTTAGCATACCCTTGAACTCCTGCCCAAGCTGGCTGGGTTGTATGCAAAAACATCTGATTTCCAACCCCTTTAAAATTATCAGAAGGAATTGTATAATTAGATCCACTTAAAGTAACAACAACATCTTTATAAGAACTGCCTCTTCCTTGAACTCCTGGTTTTCCATTTGACCTTACATAAGTTTTTCTTTTTAAAGAACCTTTTCTAATTACTGGCATTGAATCAGAAAACTTAACAAATGCATTTGCAACTTCTGGATCTTTTTTTAATAAATCTGACATTTCATTTAATACTACATCTGCATACGGATTATTTGAATCTCCAATTACTCTACCAGTAATTGATTCTAAATATCTATTTGATATATTATTTTTAAGCTCTTCAGCTTTAGTGAATGATATTTTACCAGATTTAACTAAAATATCTATAAATGAATCAAAGCTTCCAGAAACTCTACCATTAGTAGATTTAATCATTTTTGCAAAAGCTGTTCCATCCATAGAATTAGCTTCAAGCGCACTATTTACTGCGTTTGCAGATTTGTATCCCTCAACTTTATCAACTTGATCTTTTGATAATTTAATTCCCCAAGGAGAAGTTGTATCAACAACTTCTGCTGTTGTTTTTTCAGTTACATATCCTTTTAATAAAGCTTCATCTCTAAGTATAGTTTTTGCTGCATACGTTCCTGTGGCTTGTATAATTTTAGCATCTTGCAACCATCCACGTAGGCCAACCTGTTTAATTTCTTTTGTTGCTTTTTCTGCTACGCTAGATGGAAGTTTGTTTTCTCTTGCCAACTTTCTTACAAGAGCAGCCATTTCTTCAGGACTTCCATAATCACTTTTGCCTGAGGATATTGCACCTCCTATAGAATCGCCATTATTTGCAGCGTTAAGCATTGAATAATTTGCAGCAGTTGTTGCTGGATCAAATACTGTTTCTCCTGGCGTAAGCATCGCCAGCATCTTGCCACCTCCACTAAATTTTGGAAGTCTAGCAAGACCAGGATTTCTTTGACTAGCTGCTTTATTTAATACAAAGCCTCCGACTGGAACGCTTGCAAGAACTGAGTCATAATTTACATTTGAAGGTCCTGGAACAATAGAACCGTGTTTAGATGGATCATACAATGGCCCTCCAGTATTAAATCCTGGAAGGAATCCGCCTTTATTTTTTGGAACAATTTTTAATAAAGTTGATCCTTCTTTTGGAAGCACAGTTCCAATAGCAGAAAGCAACCCTTGACTATTAGCAGCTAACTGAGCTGAGGCAAGTAGTTTAAATTGATCTGTTAATAATGCAAGTTCATTTCTTAATATTTGGAAAGCTTTTGCGTTACTTGTAATGGCTTCTGGCATAAGATCCATTTGGTTTCTTGCTGCAATTTCTGCTGCATCCAACTCTTGATAGAAATTACGCATTCCTTTAACGCCAGCCATAAATGCATTTTGTCCTGGGATTGCGTCAGCCATTCCTTGCTTAAACATTCTTATGGCATTAGCACCACGCATCACGTTACCAATTAAGTTAGCAAACAATCCAACAAGCATGATTATTGGACCAACAATTATTAAACCAGCAAAACCAGTTCCAAATATTTTACCAAATACTGAAGCTACTGGGCCTAGAGCATTTGCCAATCCTTTAATTGCATTATAAATATGATCAACAGCATTTCCGATTTGAGTAAATGCTTGCAAGAAAGATCTACCTAAAGGCAATAGATCAGCTTGCAAAGTTGCTTTCATTTTTTGAAATTGTGCTGCTGGTGTACCAGAAGATGAAACTTGCAACTCTTGGTTTGCAACTGAAGCTAACTGTGAGCTAGAATCATTGTATAATGCAATAACTTTTGAAGCTTGAGAAGTAGAAGAAGATAAGTTATTAAGCAATGCAGTTACACGAGCAAATTGGAATTTACCGAATACCTGTTCAATTGCTTTAAGTCTTTCTGATGAAGGTAATTGATTTAATGCTGATGCTAATCCTTGAACCATGCCCATAGGATTATTTGTATTAGTTGCAACAATTTGCTTTAAATTAATATGTAATGCAGATAAAGCTGTTGAGGCTGCTTTTGTTGGATTGATCATAGATGCCAACATAGATTTAATTGCGTTAGCACCTTGTGCAGCAGGAATTCCAGATTCTTTAAGTGCAACAAGCATTGTTGCAAAGTCTTTATAGCTACCGCCAAGCTGTTGAATAATTGGACCAACTCTAGGCAAAGCGTCAACAATATCTTGCATAGTGGTTGATGTTGAGTGTTTAGCAGCATTTAAAAAGTTAACAGCATCTAGCATTTGAGATGACTGAAGGTGGAATACATTCTGCAAAGCAACCATAGATGTTGAAGCCTGTTGAGCAGTTAGATTACCAAGTTTTTGAAGTCTTACAGTTGCTTCGGTTGCTGCTATAAGATTTTGACCTTCAAGACCAATTGATGAAAATGTTTGTGCAACTTGTACGGTATCTGTCATAGCCACGCCAAGAGTACGAGCTAGTTTATCAGCAAGAGATGTAACTTGCTTTTGAATTAAATCTAATGTTGCTTGAGATTGAACTACTGCATGTGCTCCATAAACTTGAAGCATTTGAGTCATCTGCTTATCAAAACTTAAATATGCTTGAGATGCAGCTGCGCCAAACATGGCTAGTGGCATAGTCAAACCAACTGTTAATTGACGACCCATCCACTGAGTATTTTTACCAAAATCAATAAGTTTAATTGAGCCTTGTTGCAGGGCGGTATTTAATGCTTGCTGTTGAAATACAGCTTTTTCTTCTGCTGTAACCACACCATTAATATCAGTTACTAATTTTGCATAACCTGGTTTTAATGGATCAGCAATAGCCATTGATCTATTTAATCTTGCTTGTGCTGTAGCTAATGCATCAATTTCGGCTGATGTGCCTTTTGCACTATCCCGCCAAATTTTATAATAATTTTGTAGGCTTAATTGACCCCTTGAAAGTTGTTGACCAAATTTAGAAACGCTATCGGTCATAGCTACTTGCTGGATTGTAAATGCACGAGTTGATAATACTGCTGAATCAAACTGAGCTTGAGCTGCTTTAATATCCGATTGAACACTTGCTGTAAATGGACCGCCAACAGATGTTTGCTGTAAGGATGTTAAAGCTGTTCTAAGCTTAGCAACCTCAGCATACACCTGTTGGAATTGTGCATTTGCAACAATGTTTAATTGTATATTATTCAACTAGCGTTATCCTCCACAACATGTCCTAGACCTAAACCAACTCCAAAGCCATCTTGCTGTGCTCTGTAGCCTTTAATCTTAGTAATGTCTTCCTCTTCTTCAGATTGTTCATCTAAGTCTACGCCTTGGATTGCTGCTAGGAACTTCTTGTCTAACATGTCTTTTTTACGGACAGCATCAAGAGTAACTAGCAGCTCCTCCATGGACAATGATGATTCTAAATCATCAAAGTTCTTCCATATTCCTAGAAGGAAAACTTCAGATTCTAAAGAGACGAGATCTAGAGATTCCCAACTAGATTCGCCCCTTGGAAGTTTGGGTCGTCATTGTTTAACTTCAAACCGCCAGCGATTTCAAGAATTTTCATAAGTGTTGGAGTCTCAAAGTTATCTTCAAAAAGATCTTTGTCAGTTGAAAACTCGGGAGCAAACTGCTCCATGCAGATCATGCCAGCAGAAATAAAAACATCCATTGCTTTTTCATCTGTGTCTGCTGTGCCGTCTTGGATTGGCTTAATTGCCTGTAAGAATTTTTTTAGTTTATTAATTTTTAGTGGTTGTACTGTTATTACTGTACCGTTTGACAACTTAATCTCAAGTGTGTCATATACTGTTGTTGGCATTTAGTCTCCTTTATTTACCTATACAAATTATATCAAAATGACTATATAAGACATAAATGCCCCCTCTTTTGGAGGGGGACATTTATTAATTTACTATATTAAGTTATTAGTTTAGAGTTGCATAAACTCTGTCAATGATAACGCCATATTCTGCGCCGTCATAAGAGTCGTTGTCATCTGGGAGACAACGGAATTGCACTGGGAATACAGTTGCACCATCACGCTTTAATGCGTGAGAAGTTGTTTCAACTTGTACTACACGACGTGCAATATAGATACGCTCTTTCTTTAGATTAGAAGCATCTGCCTGAGCTGCCTCTGTACCAAAGTTTGCTGGAGCCTGACCAATAGCCACGATTGAACGCTCTACTGGGGCATCTCCGAGTGCACCTGCTGCTAAGTTTAATGTTGCATTACCTGTTGCAGAAGCTGCAGGGGTTCCTTGAGATGCTGGGGTAAATATTGCATCTGAAGTTCCTGTAGAACCACTGTAGGTAACTACTGGATCTGACTGACCGAATACTAAGTGAACATTCTCAAGAGTACCCTCTGTGAGTTCTGTTTTTAACATAACCTTTACAGTCTGCTTGAAAAGTCTTGCTGCATCTAGAAGCTGATCTACTGTAACCTCGCCGTAACCTGGCTCATATGAAATTTCAAGACCTGTGTTGGTATAACCAACGTCTCTCCACTTATCAGTATTTGAGTCTAGGTAACCTGCTGCTTTTCTTGTTCCCCAAGCTAAATCTCCAGAACCTGGAACTGTAGTTGGGCGATTTGCGTTAGTACCTACAGATACAAATACCTGTGCTGCACCAACTAATACGTTTTTTACGTTTGCTGCCATTTTTATTTCACCACCTTATTTATTTTAAAGTTTGGCTTAAATCTTCCTCGTAAACCAATAATAACATACTGCTTCGATAATACCAATTTAAAACCTACCTTTTGGGTCTGTTTTTCTTGAATAATTATATGAAAATACTACACTTCCAACCTGATAATCGCCCTCGTTGCCAAATGGCTCTGGAGAGAATATGGAATCAATCATTATATTATGATATAAAAATTCTGTGTTGGAACCCAAATATACATTTAAATCTACAGCACTTTCATCATACCTTCTGAATAGATCTTGCATGAGGCTAGCTATTTGATTTATAACCTCATAATTTTGTGAGATTATTGTCAAAGTAAATGATTCTTCGACCAGCCACCATTGAACTGGGATCTGCTTTACTTCAAAATCATAAAGCATATATGTTTTTCCTGGCAAGCTATTATTAAATTCTGGAATCTGTTGCGCTGGCACTATAGGTATAAGTGGGTCTGTTATATTATCAACATAGTAATCGTTTTCATCTAGAATCTCTGCTGCCTTTATGCTATCCCAAATATATTTTCTTATATCTGCTGAAGTTTGTTTATTATAATTTGTCATACTACCGCCTCATTTTTTGAATATTGCTTAAGCAGATTTACTATTGCTTTATCAACCTCTTGAGCACCCGCTTTATTTTTATTTAATGTTATAGCCAATTCTCTATCTATATTTTCTATAATACCAGAAGAAGATATAATTGATTGAACTTTTGTTGAATACCAAGTTTTAAAAAACTTTTCAAAAGATCCTTTTACTTCTCTGCCACCAGGATTATAATTTTTTATTATTGTTCCAGCAGCTACAAATCTTAAAACTCCATTATCTGGTAATGGTATATTTTTTGAAGTTCTATATATTACAGGATCTCCATTTTCCATAACTTTTGCTTTATCATAAAATACACTTCTTGATGCAACGGTTTTACCAGTTTTTCCTGGTACTAAAAGTTCTGGAGCAACTGGAACTTTTGTTCTCGATTTAATAAAACCAGGCTTAACTACAAGGACTCCATTGCTAGAGTTTTCTCTAAACAAAAAAAACAATCTTCCAGATTCTAATCCAGTTTTATTCCATTCATAAACATGATGATATTGTTTCGGAAAAGCTTTTGCTTGAAGATTCATGGCTTTTACAAAAGCTTTAGCACTTAATGTAAAAACTGCATCAGCCAATGCTTCACGAATAACTGGGGACTGTAGCTCTTTGACTCCTCCTATTTTTAAATCTAATTCAGAGGTAATTTGTGAAATATCAAAATCACTTGCTCGTAGTGTTATCATTTTGTACATGAACTCTCTGTAATATAATTTCGTGATGAGAAACTTTTCCAAATGGATCTAAAACCGCATGGGATCCGATAACATCAAAAATTGTATCTGGGGTATCATACCTATCAATCTCAACATAAACCTGCTGTCCGTCGCTTGATCTAATATTTGATATTCTGGAACGTTTTGAAATTGGAGTTAAGCATTTCATTTTTAATTCTATTTTTTCTTCATATTGATTATTTTTACCAACATCAAACCTTTTTCCATCTCCACGAGATGAAGCTCCTTCAGATTTAATTGGAGAAATCTTACATCTAATGGTTGAATCATAAACCCATTCTCTAGTAATAACTCCACTAGAATCTGATTGTTTATTTTGCTGCACAAGGATATCAGCTGTCATATTCATAACGCTTCCAACCAATGATGGCGACATTATATAATCACTATCCCAGTATTTCTATATTGATCAAGAATTTGATCTACAATAACATTTCCAGTTCCAGTAAAGGCACCAGAGTCAAGCTGAAAATTAATATCCCCAAGTTGAATTTTGTTTAGGTATTTATTTCTCCACTCAGCATCTCTGGAAAGGTAATCTCCCGCTAAAATAACTGTACATCTTCTAACATCTTGGGGCACATATATCCAACCTTTTTCTCCCCAAACTTTATACCTATATCCAGATCTAAATCTACCAGCATACATAACTGTTGGGTCAAAACTACTATCATAAGCAATTGCTGCTTGGTTGTCATTATTTACAATTCTTATAGCTCTATTTGTTGTTGTTAATTCTATATCCCAGCCAAAATTATTTAATACTGGATCTGTGGTGTAATCTATAGAAAGTATTCCATTTTCATAAAGTTTTTCTACAGAAAGCATTCTTTCAATTAATTCTAAAGCATCAGAATTATTGCCAAATATTTCTTGGTCTCCCCATTTTCTTCCAAATGTTTGTCCTGTATAATTTTCTACTTGCATTCTAGCTATAAATTCTGCTGACTGTATTTCACTTTCAGATCTATAATTTAAGTCTGATGGACGTGTGCCAAATCCATAATAATCTATAATATCGCTTACAGTAGCGTATGGCGTGTATGCTTCATAAAAGTCTTCTTGGGAAGTTTGTTTTCCGTTAATGGAATATGACCAAATAATCTGTAGTACTCTATTTAACGAAGTGTAGGTTGAATCTAGATCAAATGTATATTTGCCCAAAGCGGGATCATTAAAAGCGATCCCGCCTGGTCCAACTTGAGTTCCATAGTCTGCATCAAAAACAGTTACCGTCACATCTCCGTCTGCGTTGATTAACTGATTATTGGAATAAATCTCAATCTCAGCGGTTTCTGTCGTACCTCTTCTTATTTGATGCATTTCTGCCCCCTATTTAATTATAAAACTCCTGAGCTTCTCTAGGAGTTGCTGGTCTAAAGCCTGGCTCAGTGTCAAAAATTCTTGTAGCATCGTCTTCTGTCATTGCTACAAATGGATGCTCTTGAGTAAAAGTATATCCATAAACTGTATATGATGGATTAGCCTTATCCATTCTAACTAAAATAGTCTTTGCTTTATCAAGCTTTACTTTTTTTTCTTTTACTGGCTGCTCGATTTCTAATTTTTCTGTACCGCTAAACTTAGCATACATATCATAGGAAATTCCATTATCTTCAAGTTCAAGAAGAATTGATTGTTTTGTGGCTTTTTCTGGCAATTCAACGCCAAAGGTGTCTGCCACCTTTTTTAATTCTGTAATTTTTAATGTATCAAATGACATTTGTTTTCCTCTCGTGTCAGATCTATTATACCATTTATTATATAAAGTATAAGGGGGAGGGTTTCAAGGCCCTCCCCGCTTATTTGCACCTTTAATAGGTTAGATTAGAATGTACCACGAGTATGGGTCGCTGCGTTAGAAACTAGCGAACCGTGTGTTACTGATCCAAGTGAACCGAAGTTGGTTCCTGAGACCTTAACATTCTTGACAATAACGTGTGCATCGTAGTTCTCGAAAGCGCAGCCAACACGAATGAATAGTGTATATTCAATTGTGTCTTTCTTTGGCTGGAAGAGACGGTAGACAACAACGTCACGCTTGATACCAACGATAAAGTTCTGAGGGAATGTCAAGTGGACATCACCAAAGAGACCTGAAGTTGCATCGTAGCCTGAATCGCCATATGCCTTACCAGTTGAATCACGAGTCTCATCCATAAGGGGGACGTTGATTACTGGGATACCGAAAGCAAACGGAGTAGTGGTACCAGGACCACCATCGTTAGCAACTACGTCACCACGGATTACGCCAGAAGCGATATCCCATGGGTTCACAGAACCAGCGTTAGCTGTAAGATTATATAGATAATCCTGAACTAAGTTAGATCCTACGAAGAAACGAAGCTGATTACGACGTTGCTTGTACTTACGTGGCAAGGTCTTAATTGCTGTATTAAATACAGCCTTATCGAGTCCCTGTGCGTTACCATCAACAACGTGTGCGTTTGCGAGTGCATTTGCTCTGAATCCAACGAATGCTGACATTAAGCCAGATCCTGATCCAGTACCGTTGATAAGTGTATCTTCGATATCATTACCTGCCTGTGTTGCCATCAAGCGGGCGATATGATCTTCGAGATCTGGGCCTTCAAGGTTATCTTCAAGAGCCTCTGCTGAGAGTTCCCAATCAAGACGAAGCTTGCGGGTTGTTAGAGAAATCTTAGAAAATGTTGCGCCTGCTACTGAGAAAGCAGTACCGTCAGCATTAACGTAATCACGTGGATTCTCTTCTGCTGCAACAGTCATAAGTCTCTGACCTACAGATACACGATCAATCTCTGTCGTGTTTGAACGCATGCGAATAGTACGTGCTGCCTTAGCAAGAATCGTAGCATCCCACATGTAGTCAAGGAATCTGTTAGCCTGATCTGGGTATAGGAGACCTGTACCAGACAATGTACGACCATCGCCTGAAAGATCGGAACCTGAAGTACCGAGATTTGTTGTATCAATTACTTTTTGTAAAAGTTCATTGCTCATTTTTTTATTTCACCACCTTTGTATTTGTTGATTTATTTATAGATTTGCGGAACCGAGGAAGGATCCTTGCCAATCGAACTCCATATTTTTCTGGAGCTTAGTACCCCTTGATGAGTTATCTACTTCACCAATGGATTTTTGTACTGCAGTATCACTTTCATAAGCACCGAAACGCTTTTCAAGTTCTTCAAATTTCTTGAAGAAATCAGCGATATTATTTGTTAAATCAGTAAGATCTTTTTTCATACCTTCTACGGCATTCATGTATTCGGCACGTGCTGCCTCTACTGTCTGGACTGATTTTTCGATTTTTGCTTCTGTGTCTGCAGAATTCTTTTGTACTGCTTCGCTGAAGAGGTCACGCATTTCGGTCAACATCTTTGCAAAAGGTTCTGTTGCCTCTGCGCTTGTGACGGATTTCTCTACGGCTTCCTCTACTGGAGCTTCTGCTGGTGCAGCATTTTCTACTGGAGTTTCCTCTGGGGTAGAATCTTCTGCTGGTGCATCTGCTTCTGAAGAATCTGCTGGAGTTTCGACATCAGTTGCTGAATCAACAATTGCATCAATTGCTTCTTCTGCTGCCTCTACAATCTTTTCAATTGCATCTGCCACTGCGTCATTATTTGTTTCGTCTGTCATTTTATTACCTCCTTCGTTAGCATACTCTGAATCTTTTAGTGATTCAGACTTCTGTAGTTTTGTTTTTTTCTTGAGTTTACTTCTCAGTCTTTGTTTAGCTTTATTTTGATCTGGATAAAGATTTATTGTTTCTTTTGAATTTACAGTTCCTGCGTCTGCATCTTGTGTTGTTGCGGAATGGTCTGGTCCTGGCGCATCATCTTTTCTTAAATAAGAATCAACAACTTTGCTTATTGCCAATCCCTTTTCTGTTTCTGAAGATTCTATCCAACCGACGTTATCCATACCAGTGCCACAAATAACACAATCTTTTGAAGATTCTACTGTGGATGATGCAATCTGATCTTTTTTACACCAATAAACATTTTCAATTTTGGTATCTGCTGACATTCCCTTAATAAAAGAAGATCCGTCAAGATTTTTTTGAATAGAAAAAATAATGACTGGGGGTTTGGTATACAGACCAATGTGATCCAAACAGGTGTCTTAATGGAGAATCATTATTTGGAGTAGTCATTAATAGAATCCCATTTTTTTTTAACAGTTTTTTT